TTAGCCTGCATCTCTAGCTGCGGCTTCTTCTCCACTGATCGATCTGGATGACGTTCCCACGTTTCTGGTGGGTTGGCTCGCACCACCTTGCCCCAAAAGCATTCCTTCGATTACACCCTCAACTTTAATCCGATTATCGCGTGAGAGCTGCTTAATTTTCGTCAGCAGCTCGATATCCCTCACCTCAACCTCTAAGCCGGGAAGATGTGCACCTTCTTCGGTGCTTGATACCTGATCCCCATTAGGAGCATGCTCTTCACCTGTTAGAAGCCATTCCATTGATACCGAACTTAGCTTTGCGATCCGGTAAAGAATCATGGCCTCTGGTATTCTTCCGCCGGCATAGTTTGTCATAGCATTTTTGGATAATCCAAGTTCTTCCGATGCACTCTTTTGAGTATGTCCGGCCTCGTTTAATGCTTTTTTCAATCTTTCGCCGAATTCTTTCGACATAGTTCACTCTCCCCATCAATGTGTGGTTAGCAGATACCTGGTTAAGGCAATAACCACACAATCGTGGTGCAAATAGAACATATAACATTATTTATTTACCCCACAAATGTGTTGTCATTCCCTTGACACCCCACAACCGTGGGGTTTATAATTACTTTGGATAAACAAATTCATCATTTTCGATTCTATCACACATCATCTGGTAGAAACAGGTATAACACGAGCGTGGTAGATTCTTGATCTTTGAAAACTTCATATCATCTAACCCTAACGCGACTAGTTGCATGCACTTTGTCGCTTAACATAGATAGCCGTTTCGCCTAATCATGGAAAGGTGGTGAACAGGGAGGGCGCTACGGTACAACACGAATGACATACGGAAGGAGAGTGATCGCATTGAAAAAAAGAGAGTTGACGCCGATCGGTGTTGTTATCAGAAAACGATTGATCGACGAAGGGATGTCCCAAGTGGAACTTGCCGAACAAATCGGCACCAGCAAGGTGTACCTCAACCTGATTCTCCATGGCGACCGCTCTGGCAAGAAGTATCTGCCTAAAATTTTTGCCACGCTCGGGATCGACCCGGAATCTATCAAGCGAACGGCGTAAGGAGGAACGCGGATTGAAGAAAATTAAAAGCGAGGCTCTGCTAGCCACGTATCAAACCGGGTTTAATCACATTGAGGAGCTGGTTCGAGGAATCAAATACTTGACACCAAGCTCAGCGGACATCTTCCTGGATGCGGTACTCAAGGCAAACGAGGAACAATTGGCGCATGTACGCAACCAGCGAACGCAGCTTGAGATCGAGATCAAGAAGTTTCTCGCTTACGCAAACAGCAAAATGGAATATCTGGCAGGGTTGGAACGGTACTTGCTGGATCAGCAAGCCAAAGCTGAACAATTGGCTGCGGAAGCCAGGCAAGAAGAAGAGGACTGCCAAGACGGACAACAGGAGACTTGATTGATGATTATGGGCGCAGATACAACATGGGAAGACATCAGACGGGGTTTAGCGGGAATGCAAAAGGAGCGTCCCACCGCTCAATGGACGACGCTCCCCCGCACCTTGAATAGTTTGCAAAAACTACTCCCCTTCATTGTAGCAAACGCGCTCTAGTTTTGAAAGGAGGGGGAAAGTGGCAGAAACTTTTGTCACCATCGAAGAAGCTGCTGAATTGGAAGGTGTGTCCTACAAAGGACTAGCTTCCAGAATCAGTAGAAAGCCAGATAATTACACAACAAAGTCAGAGCCAAGACCGGATGGCGGTAAGCCCCGGATTCTCGTCTCACTTTCCTCTCTATCAAAGATGGCACGAAGAGCCTACAAGGAAGCACGAAACATCGAGGGAGGGGATGTTGTGGTCGAAGAACGAATCGAATCCGATGTAGTTCCTTGGTACATCGACATCGATCTGGACGGGTATATCAAGCAATTCGGCAACCGCTACTATGAGGCTGTCGAGATGGCGAAAGGCATTCAGGAATTTTTGAATTATGCGGATCGCGATCGAACGGGGTTTGCCGAAGAGTTTGCGGCAACGCTTGGCATGAGTCAACGGACATTATACCGCCATTCGCAAGCCTATCTGGAAGCAAGTGCCTGGGCGATGAAGCTTGGCAAGCAAAATGGTCATAATTACGATTATTTCAAAATTTTATCGCTGTGCCGCAAACCGAAAGAAATCTTCACCTTCCCGTCGCTGTCGGAGGAAGCGAAAGCCTTCATCGAAAATCTTTGGTTCGATCAACGATTCGCCGCAAACAAGGGCACCATCGATATGGTGTATACCAAGCTAACACAAGTTGCATCGACTAAAGCATGGGATTACCCCTCCTATCAGACAGTGGCCCGGTATATCGGCTATCTGATGGATGTGAAACGGCTAAAAAATGCGCATTTCCTTGCTGGGAACGGCGAACGTGTCTATCGGAACAAGAAAATGCGGCGGGCATCGCAGGACTTGCAATCCGTACCCGTCATGGGTCTGGTGCAAGGCGATGGGCATACGATGGACATTTGGGTCGAGTACACGTATCCGAACGGGCAGCGGACTGCGATCAAACCGATCTTGATCGCTTGGGTGGATACACGCAGTAGGTGCATTGTCGGAGACATTATCTGTCATACGTCCAACGCACAAGTGATCAAGCAGTCCATCATTAATATGGTTTACAACGAGATCGGCGGCGTCCCGCAATGGCTCAAGATCGACAACGGAAAGGATTTTACCGCCGAGACGCTCACCGGTCGCAAGCGGACGGAACGGATTAGTTTGGATAGCGAGGTAACGGGCTTCTATCGAAGCATCGGCATCCAGGACGACTATCGTTCCTTACCTTATCAACCGTGGGGCAAGGCGCTGATCGAGCGTTTCTTCCTGACGCTAATCAACCGGTTCGAGAAGTGGCTGCTTAGTTACACCGGGACGCTGACCGGATCGCGCACCGCCGGAAAGGTCAAGAAAGATATTCCCGGCATGCTGGAGCGCGGCGAGCTGATCGCGATGGACGAGCTTTGCACGCTCTGGCGTAAGTGGCGAGACGAGGAATACCATACCCGCAAGCATAGTGGCTTGAAAGACCAGGGCGAACCATGGCATACACCGCAGGAAGTGTTCAGGAACGCGGAGCGTTACTTCAAGGCGGCTCCGCCGAAGTCTTTCGCCGCTACCATGCTGATGCAAGCCGAAGTGAACGTTCGCGTCTATCAGGTTGGCATTAAGCGTTTTGGCTACGAATACCGCGCGTCGGAACTGGACACCTACATTGACGACCACGTCAATATCAAATGGGATGAAAATGACGTCACCCGGCTGTATGTGTATGACAGGAACACCGGGGACAAAATTTGCGAGGCGGAAAGTCAAGAGTTGCTCCGCATTGCACCGCGCGTCCCGCAGAAGGCGCTGGAGGAACACAAGCAGGCGCAGAATCGCCAATTGAGAGCCGACAAGGAGCGTCTGAAGGAGTTGACGACCCCGCTGGAAGAGCGGATCGGCCAGCACAGCAACGCCCAGGGCCGTGTCGCCGGATTGTTTATCCAAGGCCAGCCGGTTAAAGGAAAACCCTCGAAGGTCGTCGCGCTGCCGTCGGACAAGCAGTACAAAGAGGATGCACGCAACAAGAAAACCCGCCCTGCTCCTATCGAAAACGATTATTACCAAAAACGTGCCGAGAAAGCACTAGAAAAGCTGATGGAACTCGGCTGACGGAGGGATGAACATGGCGATGGAAGCCACGAAACTGTATACGATCAAAACGGATTTGGCCGCACGCATGAACGACCATTTGACCCGTTCGAATACCACCATTACGGAAATGGCAAGGGAATTGAACGTTTCGCGGACGGCGTTGTCTCGGTTTCTTTCCGGCAAATACGACGCGGAGAACTCCAAAGTGGAACCGGCGGTCGCCCAGTTCCTGGAGCATAACAAGAGTGCGTTGGTTCAACCGGTTCCGATGGTCGCCCCCAAGTTTTTTGCAGGTCGGGACGCCCGCGACATCATCGGTCTATGTACCGAATGCCAGGAATTCGGCAAGCTGGGCATCGTGATCGGGAAGACGGGGTATGGCAAGTCGCACACGTTGAAGCATTTCTCTCGCATGGATCGCGTGGTGTACATCGAATGCGATGATTCCATGGGATGCAAAGATTTGTTGGATGCCATCGAAGAAGCGCTCGGCATTCCGCCGACCACGGGCAGCATTTATAGGAAGAAACAAGGTATCATTCAATTTTTCAATGTCAACCGAGGGTATTTGCTGATCGTGGACGAAGCGGACAAGCTGATCAATAAATACACCCAGAAGAAGATGGAGATCCTCCGCTCGATCTATGGAAACAACAGCCGCGTCGGTTTGGTTATTGCTGGAGAACCGAAACTGGAGGCGTTGATTAAAGGCTACCTGGAGCGTTTTGCCAACCGGGTGGATGCCCGGACAGCGCTGTACGGTCTGAATGAAAAGGAAGTCCGGGAGTATTTGGCGGGATTCTCGTTCGATCCGGACGCCTTGGAAGAAATGATCGTTCGGGGAACGAATAGCAAGTCCGGATGCTTCCGCCTGCTCGCCCGGACGCTGGACAACGTGCTGCGCGTCCATCGCGAGGATGGCGGGGATACGCTGACGCTGGATACCATTCTGAAGGCCAGCAGCATGATGATGCTCTAGTCGGGGAAACAGCCAATGACTCCAGCGATCGGAAGTATTGTGAAATTGCTCTTCGCCAGTGGCGAGCATGTGTATCTGACCTTGACGGATTTTATGAGCTATTCGAATGGTACGCTCGGCTTCTCCGGTCATTTCCGCCACGGCGGAAAGAAGCACACCGGGTCCGTGGAAATGTGGCGGATCAAGTGGAACGGCAGATTTTTCGAGGCTGACATGAGTAAGTGACGAACAGGATTACGGATTTTGTTTTGAGGAGGGCACCTATGATTATCGAAGTGCAACGAGCGTTATGCAACCATTGTCACCAACGGTTTTATGAGATCGACGGAGAGCTGGAGGATTGCCCGCATTGCGGGACATCTACCTTCAGCGCAGCGTCCGACGGCGCGGATAGCCTATATACCGTGCATGTCGATTCCTTGACTGGCGAATGCACATTACAACTCAATGAGAAAGGCGGTTTTCCTATCATGGAAACGCTAAAACGCCCCATATCCGGCTTAGCTCACCTGTTTGAAATGCTGGCACATGTGAAACGATTTCCGATCTCGCTGCGCTTTGCTGCGGTCTGTTCCGGGATCGGGGACGACGAGGCTCGTCGCGCGATCCAGACTTCGCCTTATGCTGTCATCGACGAGCAGATCATCCCGCACGCTGATCTGGACTGCATTGGACAAATGACGATCATCAATGCGGATAGGTTATACCGGCAGCTGGCTATTGCTACGTATTGCAAGGATGGCCGCCCCGCCTGGTGTTTTTGGGAGTGAGACGATGAAAAATACACTTGTTGATTTGAACAATCACCTGTTTGCGCAGCTGGAACGTCTGGGCGACGAAGATTTGGAAGGTGACAAGTTGCAGGATGAAATCGTTCGAGCCAAGGCGGTTTCCGATATCGCCACGCAAATTATCGCCAACGGTGCGCTGGTCTTAAAAGCAAAATCGTTTATGGACGGGAAAATCAATGCTGACACCAAGCTGCCGCAAATGCTGGAAGGCGAAAAGGGATGAGGCTCTTCACCCCGGAACAGGAAGCTTTTGTGAGAGCGCACGTCCATGGCCGCCCTCATGCCGATCTCACCACTCTTGTCAACGAGACATTCGGTTTGAACCTGAGAGTTTCGCAGATTAAATCTTTTATCAGAAACCATAAGTTGAATACCGGTTTGGACGGGCGGTTCAAGCCCGGCCACAAGCCCTTTAACAAGGGCAAGAAAAAATGGTGGGTTGGCGGAGAGGATACCCAATTCCCGGAGGGGCATCGACCGCATAATTATCGGCCCGTCGGTACCGAGAGGGTCAATGGCGATGATTATGTGGATATCAAGATTGCCGATCCGAACAAGTGGCGCAGCAAGCATCTTCTTGTCTGGGAGCAACACCACGGTCGGCCTTTGCCCAAAGGATGCGCTGTTATTTTCGGTGATGGCAACCGGCGGAATTTCGATCCGGATAACCTGATCCTCGTTTCACGCGGGCAGCTCGCGGTGTTGAACAGGCGGAGGCTAATTCAGAACGATGCGGATCTCACGAGAAGCGCCATTCTTGTTGCGGATCTAATCTCGAAGACACATCAGCGTGAAAGGAAAACGAAGGAGGGTTTGCATGAGCGATCAACGTGAGAATGGTCTTTTCGATAACATCCCGAGCTTTGAATGGCCCGATCTCGATGGAAAGACGTTAGACATCTCCTGTTCTCGTGATGGAAGCAGCATTACGGTTGCTGGAATTAATAAGTCGGACGGCGTGATCTATATCCTTCACCAGCAGTTTTTTCCTGAAAAGAGTCCTAGCCAAGAGGCTGATAGATTGGCTGGAGAATTGGCCGACGCTCTGGAACGATCCATAAAATAAGGGCCGCCGTTCTGCCAAACGGCGACCCGCCTGGATTTTAGTTCCGATTTTGTTGCTTTTGCAGCTCGTCGTGGTATTTCGTCAACATGGATGTCATTAGCCTAGAAGACAGGCTCAGCATGGAAACCGCGAGTTTTGCAATCCCAGGGTCGTTTTTATTCAAGGTGCTGGAAATCTCTTGGAGCGATTCGGCCCTGATTTTTTCAAAATCCATAAGCGTTCCCCTCCTTTCTCTCTATCAGTCTATCAGGTCTGGAAGGATAAGTTTACTTAGGGAATACCTACGGGGTTTCATGTATTGACAAAAGGAGGACAATCTGCATGAAAGAATTCAACAAGAAAATCAGTAAGAGCGGATCGATCACGCTTCCGGCGGCAATGCGTCGGGAGTACGGCCTGACGGATTGTGAACGTTTCAAGATCGTCGTCGACGGTGAAGACGGCTCGATCCTGCTGCAACGCACGGAAGGCAGCTGCCTGTTCTGCGGCTCGGGAAATGGGCTGATCGTCTTCAACGGCCGGTTCGTATGCAGCTCGTGCGTGGGGCATATGGATGCCCAAGTATCCGATGCTCGCCTGGCCGGTGCCTTGCAAGGGGGTGCCGCCGAATGAATACGGAACGTCTGGCAGATCTGGCCGCTTTGGTCGACTTGGGCATTGTACTTGAAAAAGAGATCAAGGACAAAACGAAGCAGCTCGACGCCATCAAAGCCGAATTGCAGGCTGCCGCAGTCGAAGTCATGGACAACAAAAATTTGAAATATCTGCAGATTTTCGGATTCACAGGGCATTTCAATGTCTCGCAGAAGGAAAAATTCGAAATCGACGATTACGTCGTGTTGGTCAGACATCTCGGCGAAGTGGCGAAAGCCAAGATCGTCCGCAAGGAAGAAGTGAAGTACACGACGGAAGCCCGTTTCAAGGAAGCGCTGATTGCCCTGTTCAAAGAGGACTTTGCTTCCGATGGCCAGACGCTGGACGACGTGCTGCAAGGTTTGGATCTGGACGCCTCGATCATCAAGTCCGTCAAAAAGAAGCTGAAGGGCGATTATCTTAAGGACAAGCGGGTCCTAGAGAGCGTGGGCGTCACCGGCGAATGCGAGGAAGAACTGGATGCGATCCGTCTAATCAAGAATGCGGAGCTGATCGACCGGTTCTTCTCCAAGTTATCGCCCGAGCAGATCGCACAAGTGCGCAAAGCCATCTTCGTGGAAGACAGTATCGGCGTCGGCTTGGAGTACGAGAAATGAGCCGGGCAAAAGTGGAGAAACGGACTCCCGAACAAAACCGCAAAATATGGGCGCTGGCCGGGGAAATCGGATTCGACGAAACACTGCTGCGCGATCTGGTCGAACGCCAGACCGGTCAGCGCAGCACCTCAGCCCTAACCAACAGGCAAGCCAATGCCTTGATTGAGGAAATGAACCGGATCGGCGGCAAGCAGCCGACGCAAACGACAACAGGCACTCGACGATCGGGGATGGCCACCCCGGAACAAATTCACAAAATCCGTTCCTTGGAACGTGAATTGGGATGGGCCGACAATCCAAAGCGCCTTCAGGCATTCATGCAAAAATATAGTGGAGTCTCCCGGTTGGAATGGCTCCCACTCGCCGCAGCCGCTTCCTTGATCGAATCCTTGAAAGGGGTCTTGCGCTCGGAGCAACGGCGTCATGGATAGCGAACGGCATGAGCCTAACGTGATTGATTACCGCGATGTATATGAGCTTCTGAAGGATAAACCGGCCACTACATGGACGCGAGAGCTGGAGCTGTTCTCACGGCTCTTTCTCTGGAAGCTCAATGACCGACGGGATACGAAAGGAGGATAACCCCGTGCCGAACTTGCTAGAGCGGTACACAGACGCACAGCGCAGCGTCATTGAGGCTTATTGGGAAACGATTCGGTTTACGCGCTCGACCGGGAAGGTTTCGGAAGGCATCAAAAATCGGGAATACGAGTATTGGGACAAATACGAGCCGTCCCAGGTGATTCGCGCTTTGTCCACCCATATCGAGAAGTATCCGAACATCAAAGAGAACTATACGCGCGGAATTTTGCGGAACCTTCAGAAAGGAGACTCTGCCCATGCAAAGCCTGAAGGAAGCCCTGCCGTCTCTTCTCGAACGCATTCAGGTGTACAAGGCAAGCGCGATGTCAGCGCCGAGGAAGCTTTCCGAAGACGACTCACCGGCAATCTATGATTGCCCGAAGTGCAAGGATGAAGGATTTATTTTCAACCCTGAACGCAATGCCGCTCACCGGTGCGAGTGCATCGAACGCAAGAAGCTTCAGCGCATGCTCAAATCATCAAACATGAGTGAGGACGCGTTGCATAAATCGTTCGACAACTTCATCATCGCCGGAGCCGATCCGCGAGTCGTACAAGCGTGCGAGCTGGCGAGGGAATATTCGGATGGGCTGGTCGCCCGCGTCAAGAGAGGGCAAAGTTTGAATGGCGTTCCATGGTTCGGCCTTCTGGGCACGTCCGGCAGCGGCAAAACTCATTTGGTGACGGCGACGGTCGCGCCGCTGATCGGACTGGGTGTCTATCCCCTGTTCTTCAACTGGGTGCAGAGCTTCACAGAATGGCTCTCGTACTATAGCAATTCGGATGAAGCGTTTATGGTCGACGATATTCGTCAAAGGATTTATAACTGCGAGCTGCTTGTGATGGATGACATTTGCAAGGAAAGTCAAAGGGATACGTGGATCAAGGAGTTTTATGGCATTGTCGATTATCGTTACCGGAAACAACTCCCGATCGTGTACACCAGCGAATATTACCATCAATTGATCGGGTTTCTTTCCAAAGCGACGGCAGGCCGCCTGTTCGAGAGAACGCGCAGTCCCAAGACCGGCAAACAATTCCTGGGGAAGATGATGCTGCGTGAGGATGAGGACCCGCTGGCCTTGGATTACCGCTTCAAGGAGTTGCTGTCATGATGGCTTACACCGTGTTGACGGATACGACCGGCGCTGCGCATGTTACAGCCGATTATCGCCATCATTTGATCCGTTTATGTCTCCTACTGAACAAAAGTCACCGATCGATCCATTGGAACACCGATTTGCGGTGTTATGCCTTGACTGTGCGGACAGCAGCGGAGAAGCGAATTATTCAAGGTTTTCTCAAAATAAATGGCAAACGCAAGCGACAAGGAAGGAGGTTTTCCCATGAATCAAGTTCAAATGCTCGCTGAACGCGCGATCGGACCCGGACATCTTCAAATTTTGCAAGAGCATGGTTTGACGGTCGTACCGAAGGTGATGATCGATCAATTAAAGCAATTGCAAGGGCAGGATATATTGTTCATCGAAGGACGTCCTCTGCTGGTTCGTCCTGTCAGTCCAGGGGAAGAACTCGCCCTTCTCCCGGCTATGAAAGAAGAATGGTTAGATAAGCTTGAGGGTATTATCCACCTCGCAGGACGCGACATCAGGCAATCCGACTTGGACGAAATTGTTCTTCTGGCTACCGAGCTGAAGGCGTCCATCGTGGCGTTAAGGGGTGGATAAGCATGCGAAGATGGTGGCATTGGCTTTGGATTCGTTACCATCGTTCCGCCATGGACTCGATCGATTTTCACGAGCAGTCGGAAGAGGCCGAGGAACTGTTCGATCATCATTGGCGTAAGGAAGAAGCGCATTCTCGCAAACTCTCATTGCTTGAGAAACGGAGGGAACGCGATGGCGACAATCAAGGTGAAGTTTGAATTAACGATGGACATGGCCGTCATCCGAGAGATATTGATGCGGCGGGGCATTGCCGTCAACCAGGCGAATGTCAAACGGTTGGTAGATCTGGTTCGCGGTGTCCCGATCCAGGCGAACGAAGAATTTTTTGAAACCGTGCCGTACGAACAGGAAATCTTGCTCATGTACGGATTCACCTTTCCAACGCCAGGGAATCGAACCGCACGAAATCCCCATCAAGGAGGGATAACAGATGCCTTACGTCATTCAAGACATGGCGACCGAAAAATATCTGAAACATAGGGGCGTGGACTCCGTGGAGCACCCCTTTCGGGATGTGGATGCCATGGATCAAGCTGAACTCTACGTCCATTTTGATCACGCTTGCCACGCCGCCTTTTGGTATGCCGATCGGAAACGCAACTGGCGGATCGTGGATGACGAAAGCGGCAGGTCCTTCATTCATGACCGGGGCGTGGATTTCAAGCCCGAGAGAGACCCGGAAGATGAAGACGATGAGGAAATCGCATTCACTCCAAAGTTTCGCTGGAAAGACCGGCTTGGGTGCGTCGAAGCGATTGCTTCGGAATGTGTAGACAATGGCGGGAAGTACGACCGCGCTCTGCGGGCGATACGCCTGGCAGATTACGCCTTCAATGTCAAGAAAATGCCCGTCAAACAAAGAACGCTACTTAAACGAGATGTCGTGAAACGGATGAAGGATATCCAATATATTCGGGACTCTGCCGATATCGGCGACGTTGTCCGTGTACCGAAATTCGTACCGATCCCACTCTTGGGTGGATATAAACGGGATGGCCGCAAACTAGTGGACGCGATCATCACGAACAAGCAAAGAGTGGCTTCCGGCTTTCGTTACACGGTACAGCGGGTACAGGACGGCCAGACACAGACTGGTAATGGTCACATGATCAAAGCGATCGTTCGTCGACGATCGGCAGCCACTCGGTAATAAGAAGGAGCATAAGCTTATGGAATACGAAATCACGAAAGACCTGATCCCGGACCTTCCGCGAATCCCCTTTCGCAATGGCAACCCCGAAGGTATCGTTTTGCATGCTACAGCAACCTGGGAGGATTCCGATACTGGTGAGCGGGCGTACGAATCGCGCACATGGCAGAATGCGTTCGTTCATGCATTCGTGGATCACGACTCGATTACCCAGGTGGCCGATACGGATTACATTGCGTATGGGGCCGGAAGTGTAGCCAACAAGCGGTATCTGCACATCGAGTTGTGCCAGAGTCGCGACTTCGAACGGTTCTGCGACGCATTCGAACGCTGGACTTGGCTGGCGGCATTTTGGTTGCGAGCTTACGGCTTGCAGCCGGTGGAGGGCTTGACGCTCTGGAGCCATCATATGGTTTCCGTCCAACTGGGCGGGACAAATCACACCGATCCCGACGATTACCTCGCCTATCATGGCATTGAATGGGCGGATGTCGTGCAGGATGTACAACTAGCTTATCAAGAGATGGAGGATGAATCGATGACAACTGAAGAAAGACAAGCATTCGAAGAACTGCAAGCGACTGTGAAGGAGCAAGCCGAACGCATCGACAAGCTGGAGGGCTTAAGCGACATCCCCGCCCCGACGTGGGCACAGGAAGCTGCCGCCTATTATGCCGACCGAATGGAGACCAAAACGGGAAGCTATGATTTCTGGCGCGAATTGGTTATCCAGTACAGAATCGAGAAAGGAATCACGGTCGAAGGTTGACATTTTCGTAAATTTGCTATAATAGGGAGGTGAAACCCCTTTGGATGACTGGATCAAGGAACTGACGCCGGATATGATTCCCGAGCGATACCGCCCCATTGCTGAGTTGATCGGCACGGAGAACCTGCTTAAGCTGGCGGATTACTCCAAGGGGGACACCTTCTATATTCCCTCTTCCGACTTTTTCTTGCGACCGATACGGGATCAGAAGATCAAAGAGGAATATAGAGGGAGCAATTCCCATCAGCTTGCCAAAAAATATAATTTGAGCGAGCGACGGATTCGGGAAATTTGCGAGGGAATCAAGTCTATACCGGAAGTAGATGAAAACCAGCTCACCCTTTTCTAGTCGCGAAGAAACTACGGGGAATCCCTTCTAAAAGGTTCGTAAGCACTGTAATAAGCTACCAATAGGCGAAAGCCTCGTGGTAGCTTTTTTATTTTGCGATAAGGAGAGGGTGCGAACATGCAAGATATGGCGCAAGAAATTCTGATCAACCTGGTACTTGGGGTACTCACACTGCTCTCGTCCTATGCCCTGCTCTATATTCATAAGGGTGTGGCGAAAGTGACGGCGGAAACGGCGAAAATCAAGAACGACGACCAACGGGCACTTGTGCAGACGGCAATGACCCGATTGGACGATGTCGCCTCGAAAGCCGTGAAAACGATTGAACAAACAACGGCCAAGGATTTACGGAATGCGGTGAAGAACGGGCAGGCCACCAAGGACGATCTCGTCAACCTCTCTAAACAGGCGTTTGATGAAATCGTTCGAACGTTGGAGCCGGATTACTTACATGCGCTGCACGAAACGCTCGGGGATCTGGACACTTACATTCGGAATACCGTCGAGGCGAAAGTGCTAGAACTTAAGCAGGGCGCCGCTATCTCCGGTTCGTTGGAGCTGCGGGAAGGAGTTTAGCGGATGGATTTGAATTGGGCCATGCAAACAGCTACCTTGCTCGCCATCGCCGTGATCGGGTTCTTCCTAAAGACCACGATGACCGAGATCAAGCAGCAAATCAAAGAAACAGCCACGAGGGTCGACGAATTGGAGAAGGAACTGGACGATCTCAAATCCGACCTTCCTTTCATCTATACCACGCGGGAAGATTTTATCCGAACCATGAACAACGTCGACAAGAAGCTCGACAAGATACACGACTTGCAGATCGGGGGGCAAAGAAAATTCGATGGATGAGCAAATGTATCAAGGCGTACAACACAACAAAGCGGTTCGGGGGTATATCATGCGTTCCTTGGTCAAAGGGCATAACAACTCCCTCCTGTGCAGGCAGCTCGTCAATGTGATGGTCAATGACAGCATTATCATCAGCCCGGACATTTCCAAGCATTTGGATTACCTCAAAAACAAGGGGTACATCGAATATACCAACGATCGCATCAATTCGTACAACGCTTATGCGAACGACGCGGTCATCCGTTTGACGGTCGAAGGCATTGATCTCTTAGAAGGTTCCGTTCCCGATGATCCGGGAGTGGCGATCTGATGGGCGACCAGCACAAGAAACGGCGTGTTCGCTCGAAGGTGGATGATCTGCCGGTTCATATCAAGGATCAGGTTGACGCCATGTTGCTGGATACCAAATACACCTACACCGAAATTTCCGACTATCTGGATGAACATGAATTTGAAGTTTCCAAGAGTTCCATCGGACGCTATGCGCTGCGCATTGGCCGGGCCACCCAGCGGCTGCAAGAAGCCCAGGAGCAAACGAAGGCGCTGATCCAATTGATCAAGCAAAACCCGGATACGGATTACACGGAAGGCGGACTTCAAATCATGGCGGGCGAGCTGACCAAAAAGTTCGCCCAGGCGCAGGAAGAATGGGACGACATGCCGCTGGAGAAGGCAGCCCGAGTCATGGTCTCCCTCTCCCGCACCAAGATTTATAAAGACAAAATTAAGGCCGATCTGGCCGAACGGACGAAAGTGGCATTGGCTGAATTCAAGAAGGAAGTGTACGCCGAACTGGGAGGCGTCGAGCCGGATCTGTGCGAACGACTCATCCAGGTGGCGAATCGGGTGGCCGAGCGATTGGAGGCCGAGGAATGAACTGGTATGTGCTGCATGTCCTGACTGGCGAAGAACTGAACGTTCAGAAGAGACTCGCCCGCAGTGCGCCGCATATTCAAACGTTAACTCCTCGGCGCAAGCTGATAGAACGACGGGATGGTAAAACGAAAGAAGTATCCCGCCTGCTTTTCCCCGGATATGTGTTCGTTTACACGTTTCTGGACAATGAAAGCTATTACAAAATTGTCGCACCGGATGGTGTGATCGAAATCCTGGGCAGGCCAACCCCTTCTCCTGTACCGCTCAATGAAATGGCCCATGTGCTCACCTGGTGCCAGGAAAGCGAACTGATCGGAATGTCGAAGGTGCAAGACGGCGATAGGATTACCGTCGTCGACGGGCCGCTGAAGCACCTGGAAGGACAAATCGTCCGTGTGGATCGGCGCAAGAGCCGGGCAACAGTGAGACTCACGTTGTTCGGAGAACCGAAAGACATTGATTTTGGCATTGAAGTTTTGGAAAAAGCACCGGAATGAAGCGGCACCTTGTTACGGCAGGGCCGGGGATCTCCGGGAACACATGCTTCGTCAACCAGCGCCGAACGGCAGCCGGGTGGCGAAGCCTGTCCGCCGGGGGTGACGCTATTTGAGTATTCTCAAAGATTTTGCCAAAAAAACAGATCTCAGCGCTCTCCAGGAGACGAATGCCATTCGGCAGCTCATGGAGGTGTATTTAGTTCGGGATGATTCACCCGAGCGACTGGAGCTGCGGAGGCAGTACCGGGACGGTAAGCTGCTGACCGGGAAGCAAGGTTTGCGACGGAAGCTTGGCGCTCTCGACCTGGAGTATTTCGGCAAGGCGTATTTCTCGCACTACTTCAATCGGGAGACGCCGGACTTCCATCGCGAGCTGGACGAGCTTTGGACCAAAGGTGTCCTGAAGAACATCGTTCCGATGGACAGCGAAGCCGCTAAGAAGATCAACCAGCTGCCGGGCAGCAAGCAAGCCATCGCCGCTCCTCGGGGTCACGCCAAGTCGACGAATGTCACATTCAAGGATGCAGCTCATGCAATTCTGTACGAGTACAAGCGGTATGTGCTGATTCTCTCCGATAGCTCCGATCAGGCCGAGGGCTTCCTGGAACTGATTCGTGATGAATTCGAAGAGAACGCCGCGATCCGCGAGGACTTCGGCGAGCTGAAGGGAAAGGTTTGGCGGAACGATGTCATTCTGACCAGCACCGGAATCAAAGCCGAGGCCATCGGCAGCGGCAAGAAGGTTCGGGGCCGCAAACATAAGAATTGGCGTCCTGACCTGATCCTGCTCGACGACATCGAGAACGACGAGAACGTGCAAACGCCGCAGCAACGCAAGAAGCTGGCGAGCTGGTTTTTCAAGGCGGTATCCAAGTCCGGGGACACCTATACGGACATTTTTTACATTGGTACGATTCTGCATTACGACAGCCTGCTGGCGAACATCCTGCGGAATCCGGGCTATCAGACGAAGAAGTACAAGGCCGTCTTCTCCTTCAGCCCGCGCAAAGATCTTTGGGATGCCTGGGAAATGATTCTTACGGATCTGGACAATGAGAGCCGGGAGCAAGACGCCCTCGCCTATTTCCAAGATCATCGGGAGGACATGTTGGCCGGAACGCAAGTGCTTTGGGAAGCCAAGCTCTCCTATTACGACCTGATGGTGATGAAGGTTGTGGAAGGAGAGGCGTCATTTAACTCGGAGGAACAGAACGAACCGATCAATCCCGAGGACTGCTTGTTCCAGGAAGAATGGATCGACTATTACAACCCGATGGCGATGGACTTCTCCGTTGGCTTCGAGTTTATCGGGTTTGTCGATCCGTCCCTGGGCAAGAAGAAAACAAGCGACTTCTCGGCCATCGTGACGATCGCCAAACAAAACCGCACCGGCTACCTATACGTGTTGGATGCCGACATCGAGCGGCGACACCCGGACGTGATCATCACCGATGTCATGGAAAAAGAGCGCTGGTTGCGGTTGAGCTTTGGCAAGGGTTATACCAAGTTGGGATGCGAAACGAACCAGTTTCAATGGTTTCTCAAGGAGAAGATTGCCGAGAAGTCCGCTGAGCTGGGGCTGTACCTCCCTATCGATGAAGTAAACCAACACGGCGACAAAACGATGCGGATTCAGACGCTTCAGCCGGATGTCAAAAACAAATACATGAAATTCGATGCCCGTCATAAACGGCTGCTGGAACAACTGAAGCAGTTCCCGATGGGTGCGCACGACGACGGACCGGATGCTTTGGAGGCGTGCCGAACGCTTGCAAAAGGCGCGGGGGTATTGGATAGCGGATTATTGAGCGTATTTAAGGGGTTGAGAATATGGGGTTAGGCACGTGGATGAAATGGGCCGTCGGTGAAGTATCCAAATTGCGGCATCGAGCCAGTGCGATGGTTGGCCGTGGCTTCTCGAATTACAAACTGGACAGCAGCCGCGTCGATTATGAACTGGCGCGGGCCCTCTACGACAACACCGAAGAGTCGTACAAGCTGGGCGCCGGGTTCTGCAAACCGATCATCAATGTGAAGAGCGGGTTTATCGGTGTGCCCTCCTTCCTGTCTGAAGATGAGGCAGCCAAGGATGTGGTCAATGACTTTTTTTCCGGGCAAACATCGAAGATGACTCGGACTCACAAGAAGGCGTTGCTGGAAGGCGATTGTGTTGTCTGGCTCTCCCGTCAGGAAACGGATGCAGTATTGTACCCGGAGACAAAGACACGGCTCGTGTACACCATCATTCCGAATGAAGAAGTGGATGCGATCAACCGCAATCCGCTCACCGGCCAAGTGGAAGAGTATGTTCTGAAATCCAATTTGGAATGGACCGATGAGTTCGACAGCAAGCGCAAAACCCGCGTGACGCAGCGGATCAGCGCCAAGCGCCGGGAAGTTCGGCTGGAAGGCGATTCGATTCCGGGTTTCCCTGATGTGTTCGAAGAAGAAAATCACTGGGGCTTCATCCCGATTGAGCACTTCCAGAACGAAAAGAACGAGACTCGGGAATTTGGTCAAAGCGATCTCGAACCGATCGAGCCGTTTCTGAAAGCGTACCATGATGTGATGCTTCACGCTCTGCAAGGTTCGAAAATGCATTCCACCCCGCGTTTGAAGTTTAATCTCAAGGACGTGGCCGCCTTCCTTCGGAATAATTTCGCAATCGAAGATCCGGCGAAATATGCCAAGGAAGGCGGGGCGATCACGCTCGACGGACGCGACTTCCTGATTATGACCGAAGGCGAGGACGCCGAGTTTATTGAGGTTCGCAGCTCGACCGGTGACGCAGCCAGTTTGCTGAAGCTTCTCTTTTATTGCATTGTTTCAACGTCGGAAGTCCCCGAATTCGTATTGGGTGTACATACGCCGGGGGCGTTGTCCAGTGTTAAGGAGCAAATGCCGGTCTTTGTGCGGACGATCAGCCGCAAGCGGGAGAACTTCACGGAAAACTGGCAGCGGCTCGCCCGGATGGTGTTGGCGATGACGAGCCAGGCAGAATTAAAAAGCTTCACGACGTACGCGACAACATTGGAATGGGAAGAGATCGATCCGCGCGACGAGAAAGAACTGGCCGATACGGTCAATGCGCTGACGACGGGCCTGGACACAGCGGTGCAAGGCGGGTTCTTGAGTAAGGATTCGGCAGCGGATTTTCTGAAAGCCTACATTCCGACGATGCGAGAGTATGACTCGGACGATCCGGAAGCGGATACCGAACGGCAGCGTATTCTCAATAACCGAATTGAATCCGAGCGACTAGCCGATGGGGCGCTTGGGATTGGGGAGATCAAAGCCATCGAGGCCGAACTGCGAAAGAGGCGAGTGTCATGAAATATCATCTCATGCAACCGGTAGTCATCGTTACCGATACGCTGAATTACGGTTTGCCGGTCGGTTCGAATGGTTACGTCGTCATGATCGAACCTCGGGCTTATTGGGGGGTTCCGTATTATGTTCGTGTGCCTTCCGAGCAAAAAGAGTATTGGACTCCGGAATGCGATCTGATACCCGCCTCGGAATGGATCATCCAGGAAAGCGGCCGGGTGATCCGCGATTCGCTCATCGATTTCGCGCTGGAAACGAAAAACAAAGCCTTGTTTGACGAGCAGACGCAATTCGGGCGGGAAGCTGATCGAAGATGAAACGGGATGAAATCGACCAGATCAAGCGATCGGCGGGAGAGTATGCCGGAGAGGCTTTGGAGGCTCGCAGGGCGTTCCTGGAACTCCGGTTAAAGCAAGACCCGGAAATACGCAAGCTGTTCGTCCGCGTTGCGGATACGATCGCCGCGCGATTGAAACGTGGCGGCAACTCCCCGGCGGACGATGGCATGATGGCGGGCATCCACGTTCAGCTGCAGGAGCTCATCGGTCAGCTTCGCGACGATTTGACCGACACGCTGATGGATCACCTGACCGCTGCCGTGGAGATCGGATCGAGCTTCAATCGGGCCGTGACCATTGACCTGATGACGCAGAAGGTGGACATCCCCCGTATTTCCAAAAGCGGCCTTGAGCGGATGTATGTCCGTGTGAACGACGAAGCGGTGCGTGCGTTATGGGCGCGGACCGTAGGCGGCCTGAAACTATCTGGTCGTATTTGGGATCTGTCCAAAGGCGCGGGAGAGGTTTTACTGAACATCATTCAAGACGGCATTGTCGGGGGTCAGGATGCGATCACGACTGCAAGGGCGTTGGAGAAATATGTTCGAGCCGACGCGAACGTGATGTCCAAATATTATGAAGGGATGATGGAGCGGATGAAGGGCCGAATCCCCGGTGATCTGAGTTATCAGGCGCTACGCGTGGCCCGCACGGAGACGACTGCGGCGCTCGGTCAAGGGAGTATCCAATCGGCGCGGGCATCGCCATCATGCACCGGCATCAAGTTCTGCTTGTCGTCCGCGCATCGAGTCCGGGATATTTGCGACGAGCTGGCAAGCCATGATGTGGGTTTAGGCTTGGGGGTGTATGCGGTGGACGACCCCCCGCCCTACCCTGCTCATCCGAACACGCTGTCCTTCCTGGTTGAACAGCATGTTTCCTCCACGGATTTTGTTCGGCAGCTGCGCGAATGGATCGACAATCCGACCAGCCACCCGGCGCTGAATACCTGGTATGCCACCGAATACTTGGAGGCGTCCTAGAAGCCGGTCTGAGCGCTTGTACGATTTGACCCCTCCGAAACTATGCGGAGGGTCGCGCACCCCCGTTATCACGCGTTATAACGGGGTTACCGGGGCAACCCACAGGGTTAACCCAAGAAGGAGGTGAAAAAAAGGATGGCAAAAGTAAAAAACAAGTGGGCTTTGCTCCCTGCCGCTCTGTCGGGAGAAATGACACCGCAAGATATCCCTCTCGCCCCCGGCGTCAATCTTGAGGCGATCAAAGCAGGCGATGAGGACCCGCTGGAGGTCGTGGTGGAAGTTCCAGCGGGGAAATCGACACGGGGCTGGGACTATACGCCGGAGAGCCTTAAAGCGATTGTCAGTCACGTCAACAGCGATACGCTTTCTGGATTTCTCGGCCATCAAAAACCGGAGGATGTCGCCAATAAATTCGATCCGCCGGTGACGCATTGGGTCGGTGCGCGAATGGAAGGCACACGGGCGTACTTTCGCGGCGTCGTGGATGCCGCCGCGAAGGATCTGAAGCGTTGGATTCGATCCGGGCGGGTGAAGCAAGTCAGCATCTTCGGCATGCCCAAACTGCAAACGGTGGCCGGGGAAACCAAGGTTTTGGATTACAAGCCGCTGTCCATCGACTGGACGCCGCTCGATCGCTCCGGCATGCCGACGCGGATCGTGGCGCTCGGCGAAATGGACGACGCAAACGAAGGAGGAGACGATATGGATTGGAAGGAATTGCTGGCGCAGCTCAAAGCGAAAATTGCTGATGGGACGGTCACCCTTGCTGATGTTCTTTCGGCGCTTGATCCGGAAGGGCAAAAGAAAGCGGCGGACGCCCTGGATTTGCTAGGCAAGGTCAAGACGGCACTCGGCGTCACCGAGGACAGTGCGCTTCTCGCCAAGGTGGACGAAGCGGTGAAAGCGCTGGGTGCAGCCGATAAAGCTAATCAGGATCAGCAAGTGCAAAGCATCGTGAAGGAAAAAGTCACAGGCGAAATGGCGCAAGGATTGATTCTGAAGATGCTGAAGCCGCGTGACGGAGCGACTAAGGAAGTGATCGCCGGCGAAATTGATACGTTGCTGGCCGATGATTCCGTCAAGGCGATGATCAGCCGTTTGCATACGGATCAACCGACATTCACCGGCCACCCGAAACCGGTGGAAAGCGGAGCAAAAACGAAACGGGTATCTATCTAATTTCTGAAGGAGGAATAACGAACCATGCCTGATCTCGGACAACCGGTGCCCAGCACAGTAACTGTGTTAGCGCGCGCCAAAATCACCGATGGGAAATCCGTCTCGGTCACCGTGCCGGAAAGCACCGTCGTCGTTGCCGGAATGTTTATTCTGCTTGGCGGATTTTTCGGTGTGGCCTTGCAGTCGATCACCACAGAGGCGGGGGAAACGGCCTCCCTTATTCTCGCGATTGAGGAGGCCGAGTATGAAACGGATGCCATCGACGTCGCTCAAACGTTCGCGGTGGGCACCCCTCTCTTTTGGGACGCTGCGGCCAAGAAATTCACGGAGACGGCGGTGGGCCATCGCTTTGTCGGCATCGTCACCAGCGCCAAGGATGCCAACAATGTCATCTGCCTGAAGCTTTCGCCTCAAGCCAACGGTGTCGTTCAGGGGGTCGCGGTGGCGGACGTCGCATCGGCTGATGCCGGAGGTGCCTATACTGCCGCTGAACAAGCCTTGATCAACGAGATCAAGGAACAATTGAACGCTTTGCTGGTCAGCTTACGCGACGGCAATGTGATCGCTTAACTCAACAATATAAGGAGGAATGAACAGCCATGAATATTGTTTCTTTGGACACCCTGCGGACCGCGCGTCGACAAGGGACGTTTGAAAGCGCGGTACCGTTTGTCCTCGACGGCAAGCTGTACGAGATTGGCAAAAAAATCGTCAATGGCGAAATGGACATGCCGGAGCTGTCCAAGCCGATTGGCGAAATGCTTTCCCTGGGCAGCGCCGCCGACTTCAAGGAGCTGCTCGGCAAGGTAACGTTGGACGTGGAACTTGGCCGGGAACGCGTGCCGGTCTTGTATAAACCGATTTACGATCTCGTTTCCGATCCCAACCTGCCGGAACTGCTCGATTCGAAGTGGGCGCTGACCGGCGCGGTCATTTTTGTGGAACACCTGGAAGGCCAGGAAGCACGGTTCGGCAGCCTGCAAGCCGAACAAGGTCCTGTCGCGCGAATCGTTACGTATTCCGCCGCCTTCGAGTATACCAAGCAGATGATCGAATTCAACCGTTCGTTTGAAGTGGAAATGCTGAACCGGTCGATGGGTGAAGGATTCAATGCCCTACTGAATCACATTCACCTCTCCCCCATTATCAGCTTCAACTATGCAGGTGCGAATCTGACAACGTTTCAAACGGCAGCAGGCGAACCGCGCTGGGTCTCGGTGTGGAAAACGTTCTATCAAGCGAAGAAGGATGCCGCGACGAAGAAACGCCAAGGCAGCACCTTGCTAGCGAACAGCGCGGATCAAACCGACATCGAAATGGCTTTGAAAGGTTTCACTTATGACGGCACCGTTTATGCGCCGATCGCCGGGATCGATACGATCATTTATTATGACGGGTACGAGATCAAAGTGGGGAAGAAAGATCATAGCTATACCGGCGTTGCACCGGGCGCGGCCTATCTGATCCGTCCGAAACGAGGATTTAAGGAACTGCTCAAGAAAGACTTGCAGATTGAGACGACGCAAGGCGATCTGACGCGGCTGGTTGAAAGCCAGATGGTAGGCTATGCGTTTCGCGGGGTCTATGCGGCGGTTGGAGAAAACGTACAGAAGATCGCCTTAGCGTAACCGTCTATTCTCAAAATAAATGGCAGAGAAGCTGGTGATCCAGCTTCTTTTTTCCATGGGAGGAATGCAGCATGACGCCGACGGACGATCTGCGCGATGAGCTCCGCGAGCTGCTCGATGAAGAAATCCCGGTAAACGGTACCGAAGCGGACACCGCTTTTACGAACGAGCGGCTGGACCGGCTGCTCCAGTCGGCAGCCAATGTCTATGCGGCGGCAGCGGAAGGTTGGCGTCGCAAAGCAGCCCGAATTCAAAAACGGCTCGGCGACATCGCTTCTTATCAGACCGGTGCAGAGCAATACGAGCGGGTCAATTTAACTACGGCCTTGAGCGGGTCGCTGAAGATGGCGCAAACGTTTGATGAGATGGCGAAAACCCCACCGGCCAACGCAGCGGGCAGTTTTATGCTGAATGTGAAGCGGCCCGAGGTGATCTAATGGTCGATGCAGCGGTAAGAAAAGCGCACATTCGTTGGAACATCCGCCAGAATCCGATCGAGATCACGATCCGCGTCACGCAGAAAGTGAAATCGGACGGTGGCTTCGAGGAAGTCAAGTCGCAGATCGGCCCGCTCACCGTTCGCGTCTTCGAAAGCTCTCACCAAACGCAAGCGGACATCGTTTCCGAACGGGCCGGGCGTAAAGAGGTCAGTTCCGACTATGCCCTACTGGCCGATGATGTGGCCAATCTCCCGAGCGGGCCGGACGTGTTGCAAGAATTTGACGCGTACCCTTACGGGAAATTCAAGGTCAAGTCCGTTCATCCGCAAATCGTTCAGGGAGAGATCTGCGGCTACTTGGCGGATCTGGAGAGGGTGAAGTGAGATGGCCATCCTGGATGATGTCCGCGACAAAATACAGCGACGCAAAGCGGCGACATTCCTGACCGCAAAGCATATCGGAAAAATCATGGAAGGCGATGCCAAGCAAAGCGCCTCCTGGGAAGATCAAACCGGTCATGCGCGACAAGGGATTCAAGGCGGGGCGGTGATACGAGGCGACTCTTCTCGCGGTGATGGCGGACAAGTCATCGTCTATTTGGCGCATACGATGCGCTACGGCGGGTACCTGGAAACCGGTACCGGTCTCTATGGGCCGAAGAAGCAAGCAATCCGACCCAAGTTCAAGAAGGCGCTGAGGTTTCCCATCGGCGGCGGGAAGTTCGCTTTTGTACGCTCGGTCAAAGGCATGAAACCGATGCCGGTCATCAAACCGACCGTAATGCGGCATATTGGCACCTTGCGCGAAGCGGTTCGGGCGATTTGGAGGGAATCCTGATGCGCAGTGCGATCCGCCAGTGGCTCATCGATCACATCCCGGAAATTAACGGCCAGGTTTATGAGACGGATGCCGCAGCTGAAGATGCAGAAAAACCGTATCTGGTGCTGACCAAAGGTTCGGAAGTGGAGGAAAACGACTGGGCTGGCAGCAGCCATATGATCGAAGTCTGGTCGTACTTGTCGCATACGAAGTTTCAATATGTGGATGATCTCGTGTCCGCTGTCATGGCTGCGCTGGATCACCAGTTGCTGACGGATTCCGGTACCGGCGAATCCATTCTTTGCCGGTTCACCGGCAGCGCCAGTCCGGATATGGTGGATGAAAAGTTCGAGGCGATCACGCGCGGCGTCCAATTCGAAGTATTCTCGCTCGCGTGGCTTACGCATACGCCTGTCGAACCCGATCCGGTGACGGCGCTCGCCGCGTGGACAAGTCAGCGATTTCCGGCGATTCAGACCGATCCGCTGCTTTGGAATCCGACCAGCGCGTCGCCCGCTCTCTACTGGCGGCTGGCCGCGATCCGCAGCACCCAGACGACACACTGGGGCGCATGGATCGAGGCAACCCTTCGAGGACATATGCTTGTTCCGCAAGTTCCGGCGCGGAAGGAATGGCTGGAGCGAACGACCCGACAAACCGCCATGGACGGCGAAACGAGAATGCTCGACGATTCCAAGATGATTTTCCAGCGCGTCTCTGCCGACAGCAGCCAGGACGCATTTCGCGTTGGTCAAATTACGCTCGATGTCCGCTTTGGCATCCTGCGAACAGCGCAGAGCTACGATGCCTTGAACAATATCCATATTGGAGGTGTGTAACGTGGAAGGGAACGAACCAAGAGTGAGACCGGATAAGACGCCCCCCTCGCAGTCGGCGGCAGAATCGGTGTATAGCAAGCGGGAGATCATGGCCGCTGCCCGCTCGTTTGGCGTTTCGGTCGATGTCATGGCCGGGGCGATGCGGCTTGTGGATAAAGATCAGTTAACGAAGGTTGAAGTCGAAAAAGCCATTCAAAATTTTAAGAAAAGGCAGGTGTAAAGTTCCATGCCGGGAGAAGTGTTTGTATTGGGCGAGCAGAAGATTCGCCCCGATATCTATGTTCGGTGGCACAATGCGGGCGATGTTCGGGTAGTTACGGGTACCGTCGGGATCGCCGCCGCCGTCATCAAATCGAACTGGGGGCCGCTCGGGCAAGTATTAACGATCGAAACGCCAACCGACATCGCCAAGAAACTCGGAAGCGGGGCCGGTCCGGATGGCATTCAAGAAATCTTTAACGGAGGAACCAGCTCGGTACTTGCGATCCGCGTGGGAACGGGCGGGACGAAAGCGACGATCACGTTGAAAGACACAACTGCCGAACCGATCGATGCAGTAAAGCTGGACTCCAAATATCCGACAACCCGATCTTTCAAAGTGACGGTCAGGGATTCGTTGGAAGACACGTCCCTTCGCGAGTTGCTTTTGTATGAGAATACCCGGCAACTGGAACGCGTGACCTTTGCCAAGGGAGAAACCGAGCCTGCCGATCTTGTGGCCGCCGTAGGTGCAGTAAGCGAATACTTGACGGCCGCGAAGGTAGCTGATGGCAATGGTACCCTTGCAGCGATCGCAGATCAGGCATTAACCGGTGGCGCTGATGCTACCGTGATCGGTACGGATTATGCCGATGCCTTCGAACTGCTGGAGCGGAAGTTTTTTGATTCGATCACTGTCGATTCCGAGGATGCCTCCGTGCATGCCTCTCTTCAATCGTTCGTGAATCGCATGCTGGCTGATGGCGGCGGGCGAATCATCGGAGTGGTTGGCGAGCCGACCAGCGTGGCGTTCGAAACGCGGAAGACGAATGCTAAAGCGTTCAATGATTTTGCGATGGTTTATATCGGTAACGGATTCGAAACGGCCAGCGGCGCACTTGAAGGGGCGAAAGCCGCTGCACGCGTGGCCGGGATCATCGCTTCCAGCGCCTACAATGCCAGCTTGACGCATGTTCCGATCACCGGCTCTATCGGCCTGGTCGGGGAGTTGACCAATACGCAATACAAAGAAGCGATCCAATCCGGCATGCTCACCTTCTCGCTCAACCCGGACGGTTTGGCTCAGATTGATTACGGGATCAATACGAAGGTGACGCTGCTGGACGACGAGGACGAAGGCTGGAAGAAAATTCGCCGCACCCGAACCCGGTTCGAATTGATCGATCGGGTCGTGTTCACGCTCCACCCGTACCTTGGCAAGTGGAATAACAACGCCGACGGACGCGCGTTCGTCATTACGATCGCCAACGGCATCATCGAAAAGATGATTCGCGAAGGCGGGTTGGAATCCGGCAAGCTCATCATCGATCCGGACAACGCGCCGGAAGGTGATTCGTCCTGGTTCCGTTTTTCGGAACTGGTCGATCTCGACAGCATCGAAAAGATTTATCTGGACTTTGGTTTCCAATTCTCGCCGCTTACGGCGTAAGGAGGTTTGAACGATGCCGAACGATGCAAGGTATATTTTCCGGGATTGCGTCCCGGACGGCAGCATTGATGTAGCAAACATTCAAGTCGGGGACATCATTCAACGGGCTTGGAGTTTCCGGGTAAACAACCCGCCGGACTTGCAGCAGATGCTGGATCAAGGCGTGCTCGATTTCCGCAACATTATGCGCGGGAATAACGGCGAGCTGTATGACGGGGACGGAACGTTCCTCGCTGAAGTCAATACGTGGCAGTCGCAAATCAATGTCACGAACAGCGATTATCAACCGGCGGGTCAGAAACTGACCTGGGCGATCATGCAGAGCTACACGATGACGCTCACCTTTACGGAGACGGTTATCCGTGACGCCATCCTGCTGAAGAAACTGACGGACAGCCTGCGCCCTGGCACGGCAGACCCGGTATTCAATTTCACCGGCGTGCTTCGCATCAATCGCTAAGAACGGAATGGCCTGGGGATAAGCTCTCCAGGCTTTCCTTATCTCACATCTATCGGGAGGAATTAAGTCATGGAAGAAAAAGTCGGACAGGAACGTATGACCAACGAGGAATTGCTGGATAGCGAATCCGACATCCTGCGGGGGATGTTGGATGCGGCGAATGATACGGCAGAACAGCGGAAAGTGATCGAGGTTGCCAGAGGCGGCAAAGTATATTTCAAGTTCCGCATCCGCCCGTTGTCCGAAGCCGAATACAACGCCTGCCGGGATAAGGCGACGAAATATAAGAAAAACCGCAGGCTGGGCGGCATTAAGATGCCGGAAGATACCGACACGGCGCGGTACCGCTCCAACCTGATCTATGAGGCTACGATCGAAGATGACCGCAAGAAAGTATGGAACAACAAGGCGGCATGGGATCAGCTCGGCGTGATCAGCGGTGTGCAACTCATCGACAAAGTGCTGCTGCCGGGTGAGAAAGAAGCGGTCATTGCGCAGATCGACGAGCTTTCCGGCTATGGCTATGACGAAGAGGAATCCGACGACACGGCGGAGGACGTCTTAAAAAACTGATTCAGGCAGGAGGCACCCTTACCCTCCTGCATCACATTTTCCAGCGTCAAGGGCGCTTTCCAAGTGAAGTCATGAAGTTGCCGGAAGGTGAGCGGCTCTTTTGTTTCGTCTCGACCAAAGCGGCTATGGAAGCGGAAACGCAAGAACGAACCGCGTTGCTCAACCGGCAAGGTAGGAACAGGGGGTGATCGCCGATGGCGGAAGAAGTGTATCGCATAGAAATTCCCGTGACAGTCGAGGATCGTTCCGAACCTGCCTTGTCCGGCGCCGAGAAAAAGGTGAGCCGGTTCGATCAGACGGTGGCGCGAACGCGAAAGCAATTGGACGGGATGAACCGTTCCCGCTGGCAGCTCGCGATCTTTGCACTTGACCGAGCTTCCAGCGTGATCCGGCAAGTGGGCAGTTATGCCCGTCAGGTGGCCGGTGGTTCTTATCGCATCACGGTTCGGGTGCTTGATTTTGCGACAAGACCGTTGCGATCGTTGGGGCGGATGGCAACGTCTACTCTTGGGTTGCTCGGCGCGGGGGCCGGGATCGGCGGCGGCATTATATGGCCGATCAAGCTTGCCGATGATTTGGAAACGGCAAGTATCGGATTTGAGACGATGCTGGGAAGCGCAAAAAAATCTGAAGAGTTTATGAAACAAGTTCAGGATTTTGCTATTGCTACCCCTTTCTCTCAATCGGATGTCATCCAGCAGGCGCAGGGACTTCTTGTACGCGGGTTTCAACAGGATGAAATCATTCCAATGCTGACGAAAATCGGCAATGTCACGGCGGCATTCGGTACCGGTTCTTTCGGAATTGAGCGTATCGTCACCGCCCTCGGTCAGATGAGATCGGCAGGCCGGGTTACGGCGGAGGATATGAACCAACTCACGGATGCGGGCGTGCAGGCTTGGAAATACCTTGCCGACGGGTTGGGTTTGACCATTGCACAGGTTCGGGATTTATCGCAGAAAGGACTCCTTCCTGCGGATAAGTCCATTCAACTTATTCTCAAAGGCATGAGCCAATTTGACGGCATGATGGAAAAAACGGCGAGCAAAACGGCCCGAGGATTGGCTTCGCAAATTCTCGATACTTTTAACGTCAACATTTTCACCAGATGGGGCAGGGGTCTTCAGGAATCATTGCTTACCCGCCTGGATAAAGTCAACGGCTTCTTTGGTAAAAACCAGGACAAAGTCAAGCAATGGGGCGATGTTCTTCAGCGAACTTCGCGTGAAGCTTCGGACTGGATACTTCGAAAATTCGAGGTCGCTTTTGGCTATGTCCAGAAGAAGTATTTGGATAATCCCGATTTCCAGCAGCTTGATTTCTCGGGGAAAGTTCGTTTTATTTTCGATGATCTAAATAACCTGTTTTCAGAATGGTGGAATAGCAAGGGGCAAGCCCAGGTCGAGAACCTCTCCGCCAAGATCGGCGGAGCATTGGGTGGCGGAATTGGCGGCTTCATCATGACCGCGTTGGGCGCTGCCGACCCCGGAGCGAAAGTCAGCGAATCCCCGTTTATCCAGGCTGGGGGATCAGCTGGACATGCGTTTCTTGAAGCATTCCTTGAGGCGTTCGACGCCGGGAAAATTGCGGAGAAAGCGAAAGACGCCTTCCTGAATTTGCAACCGACCTGGTTGGGCGGCGAGACAAGCAGCGGCGTCGGCCAGGCGCTTGCTTTGATGATGGATGCATGGCTGCTAACGAAAGTCGGGAGAATCCTCAAGGGTCCTGCAATGGTTGTCGGGGGAATGTCCAAAGGAGCTCGAACCGCTACCCGATGGTTACGAGGTGGATCTGCAGCAGAAACTTCCGCCGAACCTGCCGCAGCGGCGGAAATGGTCAAGAGGGCGACAAGCACCGCCGAAACCCCTTGGTATCACCGACTACTTGGCCGCAAGGCTGTTGCGGCTGCGCCAGAAGCGCCTATCGTTTCAGCGATGGATATGGCACAATCCACCGGCCACCTGAAGGACGCGGCAGCATCTTACCGCGATGCGGTCACCAAGGCCAAAGAAGCCGAGAACGCGATCCGTGCGGCGGAGGTGGCGCGAACAGCCAACCAGGCTCAATTGAACGATGCAGTGAAACAATACAAGCAGCTCCAGAAGCAATCTTTGGATGCAGCGGGATTATACCGGAAAGCGGGAATCAAGCCGCCTCCTGGATTGGACAAGAAGGTCGAAGTCGCCCGGAAGGCCGTGGAGGCCGCTCGGGGGAAAGTGATCGGTTCTTCTCAAGAAGTCAGCAAGTTATCTGCCGAGGCAGAAGTTCAACAGTCAAATGTACAGCGAGCGCGGGATCAGTTCAAAGCTGCTCGTCCCCCCGCGCTGCATGAAGTCGTAAATCACGCCATTCCCGAAACACCGAAGTCATCTTGGTGGAGCAAATGGTTTGGCAGATCGACGGCTCCTTCCGCTTCTGGAATCATTGAAACCGGGATTGGCGGATCGCAAGCTGGTGGGACGTTGATGAGGGGACTTGGGCGGGGCGCGGGCAAGCTGCTTCTACCGTTAAGCCTTGCCATGGATGCGTATGGCATCGCCGAAGCCGCGCCAGGCAAGGAACGGAATCAAGCCATTGGCGGCGCGGTTGGCGGTTGGGGAGGATTCGCTGCCGGAGCTGCCGGGGGTGCGGCCATCGGCTCTGTGGTGCCGGGCGTCGGGACGGCCATCGGCGGACTGATTGGCGGCATCTTGGGTTCAATCGGCGGTGGCGCAGTCGGCGAATGGATCGGCAGCAAAGGCGAGGATATTTCCCGCTGGTTCGATTCGACCTTGTGGCCGTCGCTTCAAGATGGGGCATCGGCCACCTGGACATGGATTTCCGATACCGGTCCGCAGTCGATCGCCAAAGGCGTCGGTTATGCGGTGGGATACATTGGATCAACTCTTTTCAACGGGGACTGGTGGAGCGGTAAATGGGGCGATGTCGAAGCCTGGTCAGATGCCTCTTGGGAGAACTCGAAACAAACCTGGAACAATACCCTCGCCGCGATCGACTCCACTCTATTTAACGGTGAGTGGTGGAATGACAACTGGAGCGACGTCGAGACATGGGCAAGCGATAGCTGGACACGGGCGAGCGAAATCTGGAACAATGCCCGCGAAGCGATCGGCAGTACGTTATTCGACGGGGACTGGTGGACGACGAAATGGAAGAACGTCGAAAGCTGGGCTTCCGGCGCATGGGAAAACATCAAGGGTAAATGGGGCAGCTTCTGGGACAAAGTCGGCGGAGCCTTCCAAGAAGGCGAAGCGGCAGGACAAGCAGCCGCTGGAAGCAAGAAATATGCACGCGGGGGTTTGATCACCCGTCCGCATATGGGGCTGGTTGGCGAAGCAGGACCGGAAGCGATCATCCCCCTTTCCGCTGGTATGCGGGACCGGGGACGCGATCTATGGGAGCAAGTTGGACAAAGGCTGGGTGTCCATCCCCTTGCTCGCTTCAGTAGTGGGCAAGACGCCGGTGAGCAAGCCGGTGCACGGGCATATGCCCGAGGCGGGCTGATTACCCGCCCCCATCTTGGATTGATCGGCGAGGCGGGGCCGGAAGCGATCATTCCTCTATCGGCGCGTATGAGAGGCCGGGGCAGAGAACTTTGGGAACAAGCCGGGCAAATGCTGGGTGTCCGCCCTTTCGCCCTTGGCGGCATCGTTGGCAACCCGTTGACGCCTTCTTTTGCTGCGGCAACTCCTTCTTTTACGTCTGTCGCTCCCTTTGCCCAGGCGCGTGGTGGCATGACGATTAACTTGGGCGGCGTACAGTTCTCGATCAACGTCGAAGGCGACGGCGAAGGGGTCATCGAGGCGATCCGTCAGCATGGCGATGAGATCGCCGACGAGATCGCCGAGAAGATTGGCCTTCGCTTGGAATCGTCGACGAACAATAGCGTGTAGGGGGTGGCGGCATGGATTTTTATTTGACGGATGAGAACGGCGCTCGACTGCATTTTCCGATGAACCCGGAACGAATCACCGCTGCCACCTCCGCCCGCATTCAGACGTTCGAGTCCATCGCATTAGGGGAATTCGCATTGCCCCGTGGCAGTATGCTAGTGCGCGTCAGTTTCGAGGGCATTTTCCCCGGCGGAGCTCGTAAAAACACGGTGTTGGTCAAATCGTGGCGCGATCCGCGCTCGATCGCCGGTGATTTGTCAGGCTGGCGCGAAGATGGTGCAAAGCTGCGGCTGCTGGTGACAGAAACCCCGTTCAACCATGATATGTATATCGAGGAATTCGAACACACTTGGTTAGGCGGTCACGGGGATATGCAATATTCCTTGAAGTTGGTGCAGGCGCGGGATATTCTGATCTACGCTGCTGGCGAACCGAAGTCCAAGGGTGAAGTGAAAATCTTGTCCGCTTCCCGATCGGTTCCTCCAGCAAAGACAACCTATACCGTCGTAAACGGGGATACGCTTTGGGCCATCGCCAAAAGGACCCTTTACGACGGAGCGCGGTATAGGGAAATTTATGACCTCAACCAAGCGCTGATCGGCCCTGATCCGAACCAGATCGTTCCCGGACAGGTTTTGCGCTTGCCCGGTTAAGGGGGCGATGCTGTGATCAATCTAACCGAAGTCAAGTATGACATTGCTGTTCTATTGCCTGAAGGTGATCGACTATCTTTGACCAATGTTGCCAACGGATTGAGCTGGGAAGAACAGTCCGGTGAGCTGGCCGCGAGGTTGAAATTTCAAGTATTGAATCAGAAGGTCGGATCGGGATGGCTACATCAGAAATTGCCGCTCGGGGGGCGAACCGTTCTTCGAGCTGACTGGGGGCAAGGATGGCAAGAGATTCATCAAGGCATTATTTTTGATTGGGAATATACCAACGATTCGGTCGGTGTGTTGTCGATTACGGCCTATGACATGCTGATCTATCTTTTGCGCAGCAAGGATGATCGGTATTACCCGAACGGCACGCAGGCCCGCGTCGTGATCGAGGACATCGCCAAAGCTTGGGAGATCCCCATCGGGCAAATTGATGTCCCTGACGTCGCGCTCTCCAAGCAAGTGTTCCGAGGCGATACGCTGGCCGGTATGTTGGAGAAGGTGCTGGATCAAATCCTCAAGCGCGGCGGTGGTAAGCATATTGTCCGTGCAAATGGCGGCAAGATCAGTATTCTTCCCCTGGGGCAGAATTCGATGGTGTACCGATTCGAAGATGATGTCATCCAGCGTGTGACAGACAAGCAAGATTTGGAGGATCTCGTTACTCGTATCAAAATAGTTGGCAAAGAAAACGAAGAAGGTCGTGCGCCGATCGTCGCTACAGTGGATGGCAAGACCGAATTCGGCATCCTGCAAGACGTGCTTTATCAGGAGCAGTATGATACCGCAGTGGCGGCAAAGACGGCAGCAGAGGAAGTGCTGTCTGAACGCGGAGACCCCCGAAAGCAGCGAACGATCTTCGCTCCGGATCTTCCCTTCCTTCGTAAAGGGGACAAGGTGTCGATCTCGGCGGCCACCTTGGAAGGCGATTTTGTTGTTATAGGGATTCAACACGATGCGGATTCCCGCAGTATGGTCATGGAGGTGGAAAGTCTGTGAGCAAAGGAGTGAACCGGCTGGCCCGAGCGATTGACGCCAGGACAGCAAAGAAGTTGGCAGCGCCGAATTCAATGGACTTGGGAACCATCCTGGAAGACGGGAGTTTGCGACTGGATCAGTTCGACCCCCTCCTTCCTCGCAGCGATTACTTGGTGGCCGAGTGGCTGGTGGATGCGATGATCCCGATCGAATCTCGCGTTTGCAGGATTGCGTCGCCGGTCAGTGCTTCGGGTGAGGACACACCCGACACGTCCTATTCGGAGCTCACCAGGCTGGATTTTGCCGGTGGTGAGAGTAGCGGCCAGCTTCCGCACGTTGATTTGAACTTTGCTCCGGCGCTTCAGCCTGGCGATCGGGTACTGGTGTTATGGGTGCGCGACGATCCGATTGTGATCAGCAAGGTGGTGTCCGCCGATGCCTAACCTGTTTCCTACGTTCGATGTACCTGGCTTGAACACTGGGGATGAACAAAACAGTGTCCAATACCCGCCTGGTTGGTTGTTTGACTTTCAGAAAGGCGATTTTGTGACGGATGGAGCCGGTCGCATGGTAATGGCCGATGGGCTGACAACGTGGGCGCAATGGTGCATAAAGGCGGTCATGACTCAACGCTTCGCCCATCTGATCTATTCGACGGATTACGGCTGTGAACACGGGCAGGTGCGAAAGCAGCCTTCACGTGCAGCGGCATTATCTGAAGTGGAAAGAACGATCAGCGAAACGCTGCTCGTAGATCCCCGCACCCAATCTGTAAAGGATTTTAATTTCAGTTGGAAGGGCGATGAGCTGGTGACCGCCTTCACGGTCGTGCCTGTGATCGGCGATCCGAGACGGTTGGAGGTGAATATGAATTGAGCGATTTGCCGGAATTCTTGCAAGATCAAACCGAGGAGAACATACGGGAGCGCATGTTGGCTCGTCTTCCGACCGATTTGGAGAAGGTGGAGGGCTCACCCCCCTATGATGCGCTGGCTCCAGTGGCGATCGAATTGACGCTTGCAGCGGAGTGGGCCAAGGAAGTGCTTCGCCGAGGGTTCGCCCAGACTACGTTTGGAACCTATCTTGATATGCGCTGCGAGGAAAATGGTATGACTCGGCTTCCAGCTGTCCCGGCAAGGACGCCGGAAGATCAGATTAAAGTTACAGGAAGCCCCGGCGTGTCGGTTCCCGCTGGTCGCATTGTCAGTACGGAAAGCACGGCGGTTTCCCCCGCCATTCTGTTCAAAATTTTAGAGACGATTACCTTGGACGGTACAGGTCAAGGTTTCGGAACGGCAGAAGCTGTTGTCCCTGGCAAAAATGGGAATGTTCCAATTGGAGCGATTAAGCATTTTTCAGAACCGATCGACGGCGTACAATCTATCACAAACTTGTCGGCTGCAACTGGTGGGCTGGATGTAGAGGACGACGCATCCCTTCTGAATCGTTATTTGCAGGAATCACGAGCCATATCGGTTGGAGGAAACAAATCGGATTACAAGAATTGGGCAATGGAGGTTCCTGGCGTCGGCAATGCTTTCGTGATTCCACGGTGGGACGGGGCGGGAACGGTTAAAGTCGTCATATTGGGGGCGGATAAACTACCTGCCAGCGTGGAGGTTGTATCGGCTGTCCAGGACTATATTGATCCCGTTCCGGGACAAGGTGAAGGCAAAGCTCCCATTGGTGCTTTCGTGACCGTCGAAGCAGCTGCCGCCGTGAATATCGACGTTTCGGCAAGTCTGGTTTTGGATGGCGTGGTATCGTTGCCGACAGCTACCGCAGCGTTTGAAAGTGCTCTTGTTTTGCATTTGCAGGACATTGCTTTCAGCTCGGATACTACCGTGAAGTACGTTCGCATCGGGGCAATGTTGTTAGAGGTTTCAGGTGTGCAGGACTATTCAGATTTATTGATCAACGGAGGCACTTCCAATATACCGATTGATCCGGGAGAAGTTGCTGTCAAAGGAACGGTGACCTTAACGTGAGTGAGATCACCAGTATCCGGGGGATGGAGATGATGACTTACCTCCCCCCCTATTACGCGACTAGCCAGATTATGCGTTCCATCCTTCAATCTGAAGGCGTTGAAATGGATAGTGTTCGCCTGGCTCTGGATGAGATCCTGGATCAGTTTTTCGTCAAGACTGCAACATGGTGGCTTTGGGATTGGGAAGTTAGGGTTGGACTGGATGTTGTGGAGAGCGATCCTTTGGAGATTCGCCGAAGTCGAGTTATGGCGCGAATTAGATCAAAAGCAAAGTTTTCCAGGTCCATGCTTGAGAGCGTCGCCGAGGCTTATACCCACAAACCGGTAAACGTTACGGTTGATGCAGCGACATCCACCGTCTTATTCTCTTTCGATTCGGCCTTTATCACCAATGCAAGCTTTTATGAACAGATCGAGGATGTTATTCAAGCGCATTTGTTGCCAAAGTATCAAGGCTCCTGGTTATATGACCACAAGGTTAATTTTATCGGCCAGTATGTTGCTCTGAGCTATCCTTTCCAAGCCTTTGCGAGTGAACAGCTATTTGCTGGCACGAAGTACGACGGCCAGCCCGTACGACAAGAAGTGAACTATATCGCAACGGAACAATTAAAGGCCAGCTTCGTCAGGACAATACAACCGTATGAACTTGCGGGCAACTTATTGTTGGGCGGAACAGAAACGGCGAATGAAACAGCGATTTTCAATGCTGAAGAGTCGGCCATCCAAACTTATGGAGTAATAACCAAAGTATATCAAGCTACGGGTGCGGTTAACGCGGGAACGGAGGTGTTGGTTTAATGGCGATTACGACAACGGCTCATCAGAAAATGAAAGATTGGTTGCAGTCGAAGCTAGTTAAAGGTACTTACACGATCGGCGGCGTCGTGAACGATATGCCGATCCACTCCATCAGCCAAGCCGGTGATGTCATTACGGTGCAATTTTACCTGGATGACACCGTAAACGGCACGATCACCAAATTTCAAGTCATCGACACGGAAGGCGCGGTTTGGGACGATCAGCCCGATAACATCACGAAGCCAACCATCAACGGGCTACTGATCACTTTTAAGTATACATTGCAACGGATCTAAAGGAGGCGGGCTAATCTATGCAATACAATAAAACGGATTGGAAGGATCATATCGTAGACGGCGGCGGGAACGTCGTACAGCAAGGGACCCCTTTAAGCGCGGGCAACCTGAACCGCCTGGAAAAAGGCGTAGCCGACGCCCAGGTAACGCTGGCGTCGGAATTGGCCGCAGCTGCTGCCCATAGCGGGGTACTGGAATGGCAGGGAAACAATGGTCTGTTCGATTCTAACAGGAACGACGCCGCGCTTATGACGCCGCCAACTGCGGCCTTTTCGGGCTGGGAAAATGCTATGATTATCGCCGGGTTTAAGGCCCTAGTGGCAGGTAATGTCTTAAGCATAAACGGGTTAGGAGTAGCAGCCCTGGCGAACAAAGTAGAACTTCCCGCCCCGCCCACAACAGGCGAACGCTGGGACCTGGCTTTCTTGGAATCCTGGCGTGACGCCACGACCCAACAATGGCAGACCCGACTTCGTACAGTAGAGGGCGCAGACTTCGACACGTATCCCGAAGGTATGCGGAGATTACAGCAGGCTTGGAGTAATGCCGCCGTCATGGCCCAAGGGGGCAACGGCGCCCCTATTACGACCAACACCACAGATGCTGTAGAACTTTCAAGACGGGAGTTTACGCAGGCTGGGGAAACCTGGCACCCCGTTAACCTATTAGCAGACACAGGGCTATATATAGCAGGACGCGGCGACGATGAAAGTAAAGGTATTTTAGCCACATACGACGGCTACGTATACGCCCTTCCGCTGCTTAAGGTACGCCGCAGAAATAACGCGGGATTCGACCCCGATACGAACCCGAACGGGGCACGGGATTGCTACGTTATGAGCATTACACAGGAAATAGATGCCGCTGGTTTCACTCTTGACGAAGTTAAACAAATTAAAGTTGTTTCTTCGGCAAAAGCCGTTGTAGGGGATAAAATAGCCCATGTTACGGTACCGGGAATTGTATTCGAAATATTAAGTATTGTAGATGCTACCACAATAGAGGTTAGGAACGTCAGCCTTAATACTAGCGGAACATTCGATATGGCCATGGTATCCGACCGCCCCGACGGGCTTTACAGCAATATTATCGACGCGTCGGACCTGGAAGGCGGGGACCTGCGGCACCTGGTAAGCCTTACGGGATTCAATGATGAAGCCTTGCTGGAAAAAGCAAAGGACCTTCTGCTGCGTGGCCAGCTGAAAACGGCGAACCCGACACGCTACCAGCGGGATTATATCGGGCTGAATATCGCGGGGGAAATGGCCGACGATGCGAGTACCTTGCTTCGGGTTATGTTTAACGGAACCATGGCGGGAACGGCGAACGGTTCGGCTGTAGCGAATACGAAGATTGGCAGCGGAACCGAAGGCTTCGAGAACGGTATACAAGGCCAGGCATTAAAAGCGCCCGACTACGGGGAAACCTACAGCGTGAACGTTCCCGCCAGCGGCTGGACGATTGAGGGCTTTTTCCAGCAGGGGTTTAGCGGAAATGCTGCGGGCGAAATGAACCTGGTTTACTTTTTTGCAGGAAGCGTAGACCTTAATAACCGCGTGGCAGCGGTTGGGATAGGTACAGGCGGGCTTTCGACTTCTATATGGGAAACGCCTAATACGACGGCGCATAATACGGCTAATCTATCCCTTGCTAATGCAAAGGCTGGCGACTGGCATTACTTCAAAGCAACGTATAACGGCACCCTGCTTACGTTGCAATTAGACGAAAGAACGACCAGCGTAGCCGCTTCGTCGGGTACCGCTGCGACGACGATACAGATTAACGGTTTCGTTACGGGGGACTCCTGGCTTAACGGGAAAATAGATTCGGTACGCATTTCCAACGTCGTAAGAGCAGGCGACCCGCTTCCCGATGGCTTTAGTGCAGCAAGCGGCGACCGAATCCTGGACGGCCCCGGCAGCGACTTCGCAACCTGGGGCGACGACGTAGGCGGCATTACAGGCGTAAACGGGCGTGCGAATCCGTACGGTTTATCGCTGGTACCGAATAAGATGGCGGCTAAGGTAGCGCTGAACGGGCAGGGATTACGTCATTATTACGGGAAGGGCGTAACCCCAGGCATGACGGCAACAACGGCAACGTCGGCGACAAGCTTCGAACCTACGGGAAGTATGGAATCAAGTAAAGAAGACTTACTGGTATATGCGAATGAAGCAGCCGATGGGGCGCGTACTACTTTTACGTTTACAAAGCCGACCAGCGCGCAAGGGATAAACGTAACCTACTATACGGATTTATACGGAAGCCTGGTATTTTTACCGGGTACAGGCTTCGCCAGTGTATCGTCGGCTACGTTTTCCGCAGACGGGAATACCCTAACCGTTGTATTAAACGCAGCCCCCGCTAACGGCGCCAAGGTAGCGCATGACTGGGCAACAGCGCAGCGCCATGCCCATTTCATACCCAGTGTAAAAGGCTTCCTGGTACATGATTGGACCGACGAAGGCCAGGCAAGCGACGGAGAAAAGACCGACTTTTATACGAATAAGTACAACGTAACCCAGGTAAACCATGTTCGCGTAGGAAACGTTATGCAGAACAGCGGGTATACTGTAAGCTGTAAAAATATTGTGACAAAGCTTACGGCAGACGCAGCGGAAGGCGCTACGACTATCGACGTAAGCCTAGCAGCGGCGAACTTCGGCGGTAGCCAGCCTATCCGAATCAGTGACGGCGCTGGTGGATGGGTAGAAACTACGGTAGTAAGTGGCAGCGGGAATACCTTAACCGTAACCGCCCTTACGGGCGCGGTAAAAGCTAACGCAACCGTGGAAGGCGCGGCCCTTATCACATTCGGCGCAGCCCCTGCGACGGGAACGGTACACCTGGTTTATGAGTCGGTTTATACCCCACAGCTAGGCGATTACTTGCGGGTTATGTACCAGGCGACGCCGTACCAGGGAATTGTAGGCAGCGTGGGGCTGCCCAATTTGCAAGTACGCACCATTAGCAGGTTTGCGCTGCAAACGTCCTTTGGAACAGGAATAAAAAACCTGACCCCGACAGGGCGGTATATAACACCCATAACCCCAAACTTACCGTTACCTGACGCTTTCGTCGATGCTTCGTTAAAAAGCGACGACCTGGCTAACGCTATGATGCCAACGGGTAGAGGTTTGGACTACTTTATGGACGCGATACCCTGGCACGAATACGGGCTAGGGAATAACGACTATTTCCTGCCGAAAGAAGGAAACCAGTTTTCTCTATCTAGCGGCCCCAGGAATCGGGGCGGTTCAGGGGCTTCTCATTTTGCGCCAGTTATTGTCGCGCCCTTAAGCACATCGGTACCTCACTTAACCATTCTTTCCATGCTTTGCAAAGATGGGGCAACGGGAGAACTTTATCTAGTTCTATTAGCCGGGGCGTCCACGGATACTACGGGAATCATTCGCATGGATGGCGTAGCTTCGGGCGCGGGCGACGCGTTTAGGCTTCCAGGCCGCCCGCTTATCAAAAATTACGGAGGTGTAACCGCCTAATGTATATCCGATTTGCAAAAGGCCGTTATGTAGACGCCATAATCCCTTCCGGCCTGGAATGGGCGCTTAACAAGGCCCCCGGCGATATCGTTTACGAGATACCCGAAGACATTAACCCGACGAAAACCGTAAACGAAACGCGGAACGTCCAGGCCACGGACGAACTGACGGGGCAGCCGATCTTCGACGACCAGGGCGCGCCTGTATGGGCAAGGGAAACAGCGACCGACTCTATTACAGGCGAAGAAGTCGAAACCATCGTTACGGAAGACGTCGAAGTAACGTACAAGATGCTGCAAAACCCGAACATTTTTACACCGGACGACATACTGGACGCGCTGGGTGACGTAACACCGACGATACTTTAA